AATTGGTTCACGTTCGCCAAGGTGAATTAGATATGATTGATCCAGGAGATAGCTATCCTGGTAGCCCAATTGAAGCAATGGCTGACATGCTTGCGGGCAAATACATCAAAATATACGGCGAAGCTAACCATCATATCTTTCAATAAACAAATATCTATGCTATAATGCATAGATGATTAAGATAACAGTTCCATTACCCAAAAGTATCACAGTCGCATGTAGCGGCGGTGTAGATAGTATGGCAGTAGTTGATTTTTTAAGTCGCAAGCACGAAGTGACGATTGCCCATTTTAATCACAGAACACAAAACGGTGAAAAAGCCAGTGAGTTTGTTTCTAGGTATTGCGGTGATAATAATATTACTATGCTATACGGCTCACCTCGCAGTCAAAAAGGTAGCAAAGAAAGTCAAGAAGAATACTGGCGTAGAGAACGTTATGAGTTTCTAAGTGGACTTGGCCCTGTCATCACTTGTCATCACTTGGATGATTGTGTAGAAACATATATTTGGTCAGCACTCAATGGCACACCCAAAGTTATCCCATTAACTCGCAACAATGTATTGCGACCATTCTTAACTACACGCAAACAAGAGTTTATCTATTGGTGCGAAAGCCACAATGTGCCCTGGATTGAAGATGAATCAAATAAAAACTCACGCTATACCCGAAATTATATTCGCAATGAACTAATGCCACATGCATTACATGTCAATCCGGGATTACATACTTTGGTCAAGAAGATTGTAGAGAATAAAAATTAATGTTTCATTAACTTATCTACAAAATCTAATAACAATTGATGATGTAAAAAGTTATGCCAATGATGTTTTAAATAAGGTTTATCATACCAATATTCTTCACTTTCAGGATGACACCCTATTAGTCCTACATTGTTTTGTATTATAGCCATTGGGTTACCGTTAATGTAAGTTGCGATAGTTTCAAATGTAGAGTTATCACCTATTAATGAACAACCATCATAGAAAAACATATCATGCTTTTCACCTTCCCAAATTACAGGAGTTATGGTACTAAAAGGTCTATGTACATCCCCGTCAATTTTTTTAATATATTGTTCACAACTAACATTGTTTAATATATCAAAATAATAACTACCAGCCCAATATGCACCCATACATATACCAAGATACCTTTTACCATGACTTATTTGATTTTGTATAATATCTTTTTTGATTAAAAGACTATCATCAAATGTATCACTATCTCCATAACCACCCGGAAACGCAATTATGTCATATTTTTTAAATTTAGATTCATTTATATGATGTTGGTGACATATATCAACATCATATTTGGGACTAAGTGCATGGATTATGCCAAGGCAGCTCTCTATGGAACATCCAGGATGATCCAAATACAATATTACTTTGGGTTTCATACGGGTATTTATCTAACCACTTTTTACACAAAATATTTGACTTTGTTACACAGGTCAAGTATACTAACTAATTATTTAAGGAGAAACTATGTCAGATTATAACAGAACCTTTAACGGTGAGGCAAAGATTAAACTAACTCAATTGGTCAATGAGGGCATGACTGTCCTGCATGAGATTGACACATTGAATGGTGGATTAACCGACACTATCAAAGCAGTTGCAGAAGAACTTGAAATCAAAGCTTCTACACTAAAGAAAGCAATCAAAATCGCTCACAAAGCAAGTCTAGGTCAGACTAACAAAGACCACGATGAACTCAACACTATTTTGGAAACTGTGGGCAAAACACTTTGAGTTACGTTGACGCTATTCATAGTAGGGATGAGGATCGTATCTATGTAGTAGAACGATCTCCTGAGGGTAAACGATTGTATAAAGAATATCCTACTAACTATGTATTGTATTATCCTGATAATAAAGGTAAACATCGTAGCATCTATGGTGACCCGGTCAGTCGTTTCAGTACTCGCAAACGACAAGAGTTTGAAAAAGAAAGACGCATCCATTCAGGTAAGAAATTATTTGAAAGTGATGTTAATGTAGTCTTTCGTTGTTTAAGTGAAAACTATTTGGGTATTGATGCACCTAAACTTCATACTTGCTTCTTTGACATTGAGGTAGACTTTGATCCTGAAAAGGGTTTCAGTCCTACTAGTGATCCATTCAATCCTGTGACAGCCATCAGTTGTTACTTAGATTGGCTAGACCAATGCATTACATTAGTGATTGCTCCTAAACATATGAGCAGTGAAACAGCCCTAGAAATCACTGGTGGGTTTGAGAATACAATGCTTTTCAAATCAGAGAAGGAAATGTTTGATGTTTTCTTTCAACTCATCGAAGATGCAGATGTATTGACTGGCTGGAACTCAGAAGGCTATGATATACCCTACATGGTTAATCGTGTTACCAGAGTAATGAGTAAGGATGACACACGCAAGTTTTGCTTGATGGGTCAACTACCCAAAGCACGTGAATACGAACGATTCGGTAAGAGTGAAACAACTTATGACTTGGTAGGTCGTATTCATTTAGACTATCTACAACTATACAAAAAGTATAACTATGAATCTCGTCACAGTTACAAACTTGACAGTATCGGTGAGATGGAAGTCGGTGAGAATAAAACTCAATATGAAGGTACTCTTGACCAATTGTATAACAAAGACTTTAAAAAGTTCATTGAATACAATAGACAAGATACAATGTTGTTGGTGAAGATTCACAACAAACTTAAGTTTTTAGAATTAGCTAATCAACTTGCACATGAGAACACAGTACTGCTTCCAACAGTAATGGGTTCAGTGGCAATGATTGAAATGGCAATTTTTAATGAAGCCCATGAACGTGGCTTAGTAGTACCAGATAAAAAACGAAAGGTTGAAAATGAAGAAGAAATCCAGCAGGCAGCAGGTGCCTTTGTTGCTACTCCCAAGAAGGGAATGCATGAGTGGGTCGGAGCCGTCGACATTAACTCGCTCTATCCCTCGGTTATTCGTGCCCTCAACATGGCAGGTGAAACCATCGTTGCTCAAGTCAGACAAACACTCACAGACCAGTATATGCACGACAAGGGTTTGCGATTAGCAAGTGAAAAGAAACGTCATAAAGACGGTGATGATGCTGTTACTGGTTCTATACTGTGGGAGAACTTGTTTGGTGCATTAGAGTATACAGCAATTATGAACCAAGAACGTGGCACAATACTAACTGTTGACTACGAAGATGGTCGTAGTGTTGAAATGAGTGCGGCAGAGATATGGAAGATGATATATGATAGTCATAAGCCCTGGATGCTAAGTGCAAATGGCACAATCTTTACTTATGAAAAAGAAGGTGTTGTTCCTGGATTATTAACTCGCTGGTACTCTGATCGTAAAGAGATGCAGAAAAAACTCAAAGAAGCAACTACTACAGAGGATAGAGAGTATTGGGACAAGCGTCAACTTGTTCGTAAGATTTTATTGAACTCAGCATATGGCGCACTATTGAATGAGCATTGTCGTTTTTATGATAAGCGTATAGGTCAAAGTGTTACATTAAGTGGTCGTCAGATTGTTAAGCACATGATGAGTACTATCAACGAATCCGTTGAAGGTGTATATTCACATGAAGGCAATGCGATTGTATACGGTGATACTGATAGTTGTTACTTCACTGCTTATCCTACACTCAAACCGCAGATTGATAAAGGTGAATTGGTATGGGATAAAGAACTTTGTATCGGACTATACGATAGTATCGCAGACCAAGCTAATGAAAGTTTCCCGTCATTCATGGAGAAGGCATTTCATGCTCCTAGAAAGAATGGAGAAATCATTAAAGCTGGTCGAGAACTGATTGGTGATCGTGCTATCTTTATCGTTAAAAAGCGTTATGCTATTAACATCTTTGATAAAGAAGGTAAACGCAAGGATAAAGATGGTCAAGGTGGCGATATCAAAGCTATGGGTCTTGACTTGAAACGTGCTGATACACCTAAGTATGTACAAGAATTCTTAATGAATGTACTACAGATGGTACTACAGCAAGGTAAAGGTCGTCCTGAAGTTATTGAAGCTGTTAAAGACTTCAAGCGAATACTAACTGCACAAGATAGTTGGACTAAAGGTTCTCCTAAAGGTGTAAACAAACTTACATACTACGGTGAGTTAGAAGCTAAGAGTAGTACAGGTCGTGCTAATATGCCCGGGCACGTAAGAGCCGCACTTAACTACAACTATTTGCGTAGAGTGAATAGTGACCAATACAGTCAAAAGATTATTGATGGTATGAAGGTTATTGTTTGTAAACTTAAAAGTAATCCACTAGGCTTTACATCAGTAGCATATCCAGTTGATGAATTACGATTACCTAAATGGTTCTGTGAATTACCATTTAATGATTCAGCAATGGAACAAACATTGGTCGATGAAAAGATTGATAACTTGTTGGGCGTACTTGAATGGGACATTCGTAGTAGTACAGATACGAATAGTACATTTGATGATTTGTTCAGCTTCGGGTAAACTGCTATTGCTTTACGCAATAAA